TCGCGAGGCTCGCTACCCCGATTGTTCCATTTATGGACAATCTCTTCTTCGACACCTTCTACTTCTTCGTCCCCAATCGTCTCGTCTGGGACAACTGGCAAAAATTCAACGGCGAACAAACCGACCCAGGTGACTCGACCGACTTCCTTGTACCCCAAATTCCCGCGCCCGCTACTACCGGATGGGCCGTAGGATCTCTCGGAGACTACTTCGGCCTGCCCACCGATATCACCGGCTACTCCGTCGATTCCCTCCTATTCCGCGCCTACAACCTGATCTGGAACGAATGGTTCCGAGATCAGAACCTTCAAGACTCTCTCGTTGTCGATCGCGACAACGGCCCCGACGCTCCCGCTGACTACGTCCTAAAAAGGCGTGGCAAACGCCACGACTACTTTACTTCAGCACTACCCTGGCCCCAAAAAGGCCCCTCGGTTCAGATCCCATTAGGTACTGCCGCACCCGTTATGGGTATCGGTACCTATAACCAAACCTATCCCCAAGGTCCTGTTGACATATATGAAACAGGAGCCTCCGCAGCCCGCACTATCGGCGCTGGTAATGCCAAATTCTTTGGCACCTCAGCCGATAACAATACGTTCATAGTCCTCGAAGAGGACCCGAACAATGCGGGCTTCCCCAACGTCTACGCTGATCTGTCGACGGCAACCGCCGCGACCATCAATGCCCTACGCCAATCATTCCAAATTCAAAAACTTTACGAGCGTGATGCTCGTGGAGGTACCCGCTACACCGAAATTATTCGAGCTCACTTCGGCGTGACATCTCCCGATGCACGCCTTCAGCGTCCCGAATATTTAGGTGGTAGCTCTACCCCCATTCACGTCCACCCGATCGCGCAGACCTCGAGCACCGACGCCGAAACCCCTCAAGGTAATCTCGCCGCCATGGGAACCCTTAGCGGCAAAACCGGGGGTTTCGTAAAATCTTTCACTGAACACGGTGTAATTCTCGGACTTTGCTCCGTTCGCGCAGATCTAAATTATCAACAGGGACTCAATCGCATGTGGTCCCGCCAAACCCGCTTCGACTTCTATTGGCCGGCTCTCTCTCACATCGGCGAACAAGCGGTCCTCAACAAAGAAATCTATCTCCAAGCAAACTCAGCCGACGACGATGTCTTCGGCTATCAGGAACGCTACGCCGAGTATCGCTATAAGCCTTCCCAGATTACCGGCCAATTCCGTTCCACCTACACAACTCCGCTCGATATGTGGCACCTCGCCCAAGACTTCAGCGCCCTTCCAACCCTCAATGGTTCCTTCATCGAAGAGAACCCTCCTGTGGACCGCGTGATCGCGGTTCCATCGGAACCTCAACTCCTTCTCGACATGTACTTTGATCTTAAAACCGCTCGCCCCATGCCGACGTACTCGGTACCTGGGCTGATTGACCACTTCTAATGGCCTGGGTAGCAGCAGCGGCGGCGGCAGCGGGAGCTGTCGCCAACGCCGTCTCTCAGTCAAATGCCAATAAGGCTAATCAGGAAGAAGCTCACAGAAACCGCGTCTTTCAAGCCGACATGTCCAACACCGCCTATCAACGGGCCGTGTCCGACATGAAACTTGCTGGCCTCAATCCAATGCTCGCCGGTATCAACCAATCTTCTGCATCCACTCCGTCAGGAGCTCAGGCCGCTAAGATAGAAGCGACTAACATAGGCGAAGGCCTAAAATCTGCTTCCTCTACCGGCCTGGCCGTCCAACGGCAAAATTCGGAAATTGAAAAACAAGGTTCCGAAACCGTCCTAAATAAAGAACAGGCCAACACCCAAGACACCGTGCGAGCTCTCAATCTTGCCTCTGCCTCTAGGGCTAACGCTGAAGGCCTCAAAGCCGATGCTCAAGCTATAGGGCAGCAATATGACAACGAAGTAAACAAATATGGTATAAGCGCAAATAAAGCTGCAGCGGATGCGAAGCTTGCGCAAGAAAGAGCAAATTTGAAGTATTCAAATTTCGACAATACCATCCAACGCGTTAACGCCGGCTCTGGAGCAGTATCTAATGCGAAAGAGGCCCTAAATCCATTTTCCTGGATCCGCGGCAATGGCAATAAGCCGCAAGACTCTAATTCCAAGGAAATAAAAAACATCAAAGATTATCTCTATAAGCAATCAACGAGGAAAAAATAAATATGTCCACTATTCAAAAAAAATTCCGAACTGCCTACGGCAGTAAAATCCGTATCCAACTCGGCTCTTTCGAGCCGACTCGCACTAAACAAGCCTTCAAGGCTGAATGCGACATCAACACCATCATGAAAAAATATGCCAACGGCAATATTCTCCCCGATCTAATCAAGGCCAACCCTCAATACGGAGATTTCTCCGATGTTGGCACCTACCAAGAGGCGATGAACGTAGTGATATTCGCCAACGAACAATTCGCGGCTCTACCAGCCGCAGCGCGAAAGCGCTTCAACAACTCCCCTGAGGAGTTCCTAGCCTTCACCAACGACCCCGCCAACGGCGCAGAGCTTGTAAAGCTGGGTCTGGCTACCAAACGGGAGGAATCTCCCGTTAAAAACGATCCTCCGAAGCCTAGCAAGGACGCTAAAAGCGCAAAGGATCAACCCAAGAAGGATTCCGGTGATGAAAAGTAATCTTTTCAGCTCCGGTATCCTTCCCAACAAGCCCGGCAGGGCGCGTTAGGTACTATTCTTCCTTGATGTAATAGTACTAAGTGACAGGTTGGCCACTTAGCCCACCTAGTCACTCAAAAAAATCCCTGTGGAATCCGAAAGATTGCCAACAGGGAAAAAAAACCAAAAAAACCAAAAACAAAAAAACTCAACTATGAAAAAACGCAAAAAAATTCCAATGAAAAAAAGTAAAAAACTTTTCAAAAACACTGCGTCAAAAACAAACAAAAAAAACATCTCACCCCGCCCCATGAGGGGCGGAATACGTCTCTAAAGACAAAAAAAAGCCCGGGGCTTAATTCATCTTCCGGTTCTGCGTCCAGAACCTTGTATCGAGAATTTAGACCCACCCCGGGCCAACAATCTTGTAACAAAAGAAAGGAGCCCAAGCAATGTCATGCTTGAGCCCCCGTGATGCCTGGTTCACTAAAAACCGGCATCCCCGCACTGGAAACCGTACCATCACCTTCGACGCAAAGCTAGCTGACCGCGACTTGCACGTCACTGTGCCTTGTCAAAACTGTCGCTGGTGTCGTCTAGAGAATTCCCGGCAATTCGCAATTCGCGTTTCCCTGGAAACCACCCTTTACAAAGACAACTGTTTCCTAACTCTTACCTATGCTCCTGAACACCTCCCCAAAGGGGGGACCGTCGATAAAACTCACCCCGAAGAGTTCATGAAAAACCTTCGGGAATACGAACGCTATCATTATTACAAAGACGGTCCCCACCCGTATCCACCCCCGCTCATCCGCTCATTCGGCTGTGCCGAATATGGCGAGAAAAATTCTCGCCCGCATTACCACATCTGCATCCTAAATTATGATTTCGCCGACAAAATCCACGTCGAAAGCACAAAACGCGGCGATCCCCTATTCGAATCCGAACTTCTAAATAAACTATGGCCCCATGGCAGAGCGCGCATAGGCGCGCTCAACTTCGAAACCGCAGCATACGTAGCTCGTTATGTAACCAAAAAAATCAACGGACCTAAAGCCGTTGAACACTATGGCGACCTAGCCCCTGAACGCTCCGTATGCATTTCCCGGCGACCCGGCCTGGGTGCCCCCTGGTTCGATATATTTCACGCTGACGTTTATCCATTTGATGAAATTGTACTACGTGGAAAAAAGATGAATCCCCCGAAATATTTCGACAAACTGCTCGAAAAGAGAAATCCTAAACTACATAAACAGATCAAAGCGCGAAGGCGCAACAAAGCCCGTAACGGCTGTTGTGGCTGGCTTCACTGCCTGCACTTTAATCCGAACAAAACATCAGACCGCCTTCTGGCAATTGCAAAATGCTTAGAGGCTAAATTCCAGCTCCTAGAAAGGGCCTACGAAAAATGAAAATCTTCTCCGTATACGATGCTAAAGCTGAGGCCTACGCCCGGCCCTTCTTCCTAGACACTATCGGCCTGGCCCTTCGAGGATTCGGAGAGGCCTGCAACGATCCCCAAACTGAGCTCTACCGAAACCCTGAGGACTTCACCCTGTACCATATCGGTGAATTCGATCCCGCCTCTGGCGCAATCACTCAAGGGCATCACGCGCCGATAGGCAAAGCCCTTGAATACAAAAAATCCGAAGTGGCTCGCCACTTCGTTCCCGGAACACCTGAAAACAAAGCCTCATTCGCAATGGGCGTCAAGGAGGCTAAATAATGAAATCAGTAATGAAACACAACTTCAGCCAAGTCCCTTCGGCTGATATTCCCCGTTCCCAATTCAACCGCTCTCACGGACTCAAGACTACTCTTGATTCCGGCTACCTAGTCCCTATCTTCGTCGACGAGGTTTTACCCGGCGACACTTTCAATCTAAAAGCGACCTCCTTCGCGAGGCTCGCTACCCCGATTGTTCCATTTATGGACAATCTCTTCTTCGACACCTTCTACTTCTTCGTCCCCAATCGTCTCGTCTGGGACAACTGGCAAAAATTCAACGGCGAACAAAC